GCCAAACGTGCCTCGAACTCAGCAAAGAAGTTGTGTCCAACCGTGAGAATGTCCATTCCCTTGTTACGGGCGACTTCTACACGCTCGACAACTTCATCCCAAGCTTCGTTCTTGATCAACTCCATCGAGTCAAGGATGGCCTGCTTCATCGCCTGACGACGAACGAACTTGCCAAACGTTGCCTGGATGTGCTCCTCCTCGAAAGGAAGGACTGGTTGCTTGATGAAGTTGTAGTAGCCTACTACTTTGTCAACTTCGTGTTCACGAATACTCTTCGTCTTAGCTGCCTTGAGCAACTCTTCACGAAGAGTAATCTGTGTGAGAGGAATCGGCGAACTAGAAATGGTCTGGTAGTACCACTGTAGTGCGCGGTTCGCGAAGTGTTCGATCTCGATCGTCTCACGAGCAATAGAGGTGAACTGAGGATTCTGTAGCATGTAGCCAAGAACCTTCACCTGATATTCCTCGCTGTAAAACAGCGTGTCTTTCTCAGTCATTACTTTCCTGTCATTTTGCGCCAAACGGGATCAGCATTCAGGTAGATATCTGGGAATGCGATCAGGCGCGTGAGCACCAGCTTACGGTACACGTCCTCGCGCGTCAACCCTTGGGCGCGCATCACATCGTTCATCTGACGCTCGCAACGCTTGAACAACTCTACGGTTCCTACGTTGGCTGGAACGTTATTCGTACTTACCTTCTCAGGCTTGACTACACTCGCACGCAATACAGCAGCGTCGGTAGTCAACACGTGAGGCTTTGGAGCCGTCTTGAACGTGTTGTGATAGAAGGTGAACTGCGCCTTGATGAAGGTCTCAGAATCGACACCTGAGTCCTCCACAGCCTTGCGAACACGCTTCCACAGAGCAAGCCCGTGTGGTGTGAATGGCTGACCATAGTAGCTGTACAGTGGCTTGCGTTCGTATGATTCCAACGTGCGCATGTACAAGTCACGTAGTTGGTACTCAGCAAAGTGCTCACTGCCTGCGAACGGAGAGGTTCCGTTCACCACAGCAGTGGCACGTTCGGCCGTTGAAACTACACGCTTTTCCTGGGTCTCGGAAAAGGCAACGCTACGCTTAGCAGCAGTAAGCTTCTGCTGCCTGAGAACTGCAATCACATCGACCATGCTCACACCTTTGAAAGCTTTTCGTAGGCGCTCTTAACACGCTTGAACTGCTCCTCATCGCCGCCACGATCTGGATGCAACTCTTTAGCCAGCGCCTTCCACGCAGCGTCTATGATAACCCGAGGAGCGCCGGGACGCAAGTGTAGTATCGCCCATGGATCGTCGCCGATTGTCGTAGTTCCGCTACTGTTCATCATCTGCCGAACCTGGTCTGCAAACTTGTCGTGGACATACCAACGATGCGACCCAGACTCTCCTGCAAAGGTGCGGAATGTCGATGGAATGCTTCGGCGTACGAACTCCAAGACACGAGCGTTTGGACGTACTACTTCCCACCAGTTAGCCCACTGGCCTGTACCCTTCTTTAGTTCCATGTCAGGTCGACCTCCTCTTGCGTACGATACGCATAGAAGCCGGTGCCAATAGCCACCTGAGTAGGACGCAAAGGATTCTGTGGACGAGGAAAGTGTGCGTACTTGCTAACCAAGCGCACGCGCTTGAACGCCAAGTAATGAATGTCTGCACGAAGTGGCGGCTCCACGGCACGCTCCAACTTCGTCATACGAGCACAGTCTACGGACAGGATGTGGTTGACTATATCGTTCGCAATCACCATGCCCATGAAGTTCTGCAAGTCATCCTTGTCGAACCTGTCATGACGAGACGGTACATCACGAAAGATTGTGCCATCTGCTCGGCGCTGCTTACGCAGTGCGTAGCCAATCTTCATCCATCCGAGAATCGGGTCTCCGGGTCTAAGCTCGCTTATCTTTCGCATTCCACAGCCTGGCTATTAGTTTAGCATCTGGCTGGGATTGGTACAACGGAAAGCATTCCTCCTTCTTGTAGTCCTCGTACCTTTGTAGCGAGTGCCTAAGAAGGTGGTCATGTGTGTAGTTCGCGAACTCTACGGCAATGAGCTTGTCACCACGTAGACCTCGACCTAGACGTTGCATGGTCTTGATTCGGCTCTTACGAGAACCGGCCAAGATGAGCGCGTCAATAGTTGGTACGTCCACGCCTTCGTCCAGAATGGTCGAAGCAATGAGGACTGGAAGCCTACGCTCACCGAAGTCCTTCAATCCAGACTGTCGTACTTCCGTAGTTTCCTTGCCGTTGATGAACAAGTGTGGAATGAACGCACCGTCTACCGCAGTCCAGAGAGCAGCGTCGATGAGCTTTCCGTGCTCAATCTGTTCGCACAAGATGAGCGTAGATAGTCCGTTGTCCGTGAATGCTCTTGTCCAATCTACGATCAGAGAAAGAGCATTTGGGTTCTCTACTATACCCTGCTTGTACGCAGTAGCATACGTCGTCTTCTTAGGCAGCATTGGTGCTGTGACCTTGGAGAAGATGACATGTGTACGCGCGGAGATACCACGGTCAACCAAAAACTTGTTGGGGATGTCTACGATGATCGGACCAATCGCCGCCAACAAACAAATATTGGCACCGTCAGTACGGTCCATAGGAGTTCCAGAAAGACCAAAGCGATAGTTCGCAGGACAAGCAGTACAAACACTGTACCAAGTCTCGCTACCCGCATGATGGCACTCATCCACGAAAAGAACCTGAGTATGCGCAAGTAGATCCTGGCACGCTTGTTGCTCGAAGCGGGATTCAAGCGTATCCACCGTCGCGATTGTAACCCAGGAACCTGGCTCCCAGATACCATCGCCAACCAAGCCGACCTCTGCATCTGTAACTCCTAGTCTCTTCTTGAAGCGGTCACGTGCCTGGTACAACAGTTCTCGTGTTGTCACCATGAACAGCGTTGGCTGTCGAAGATACTGAGTGATTGCACAAGCAATCTCTGTCTTGCCGCCGTTGGTGGCAATACGCAAGATACCCTGCTTTGCTTCTACCGCCTTTTCTGCTGCGGCAAGTTGGTAGTCAAACTTGCCCTCCATCTTGACACCGATGAGATCGTACGTGCTACCTTGAGGTGCCAGCGGTGTACGATGGTCATTCACCTCGTACTGCACGCTTGCTACATCGAGCACATGCTTCACAATGTCAAGTAGGCCAGTAGGGAAAGCGCCTGTGTTCGTCTTGAACAAGTGCTTGCGACCGTCCCACACACCCTTGCGGTATGCCTTCGAAAACTCGGCGCCCTCTACTGCGTATGAAGTAGCTTCACGAACTGCATTGAGAGGATACTTGCCGGTGAGCTTCGAGATTGGTCCGTAGATATCAATGATGGCTTGTTGCATTCTTGATCAGGCTTTCTACAGGAATGAGCTTTGGAGTTGGTGCCATCAACAAGAACTCGTCTGTTGGAAACCAACTAAACGTCAAGCCCTCACGTTGAAACTTCTTGAAGGCTGACTGGTTGAGCGTCATCACGACAGGTTCGGACATGTCGCGAGTAAACACCCCAGCTCTGATTGAGTTTGGGCGATCGCGGTATTTGAAGTATGCGATGATTTGCTTCGCGTCAGGAAGTACGTGGGTGAATAGGTAGTTGACACGCTTTGCGAGGATGTCCATGCAGCTCTTGTTTGCTGGACAGTTGTCATTGTTGAGGCAGAAGAGTGGCGATAGCTGCGGATATGGCTCAATCAGCGTCATGCACTCTGGATAGATATATCGGAGAGGCATGAAAACTGAGTGCTTCTGGAACGTGAAGAATACTACCGCTTCTTTCATCTGTCACCAAATCAGTGCCATGGAGTCTGCCACATCCTTGAAACGCTTACGTGTTTCTTCACGGAAGGCATTGAACTCTTCACGCAGCGTATTGAACACCTTGTAGTGTTCACGTAGCTGCTTAGCCTCGGTCTCCAAATCCCTTACTTTGGATTCCAGGACTGCAATCTGCTGCTTCTGTGTCGTAACCTTTTGCATGGTCAGATTCACGTGTTGGTTCAAACCCTGGAAAGCTTCACGCAAACGATTCGCTTCGGCGATCGTGATAGGCTGCTGGGAAGCCTTGAACTCTGGGTTTGATACTGCGTGCATGAACGCAGCGATTTCTTCGGGCGTGTGGATTTCGTTCATCGGTGCTCTAGTCCTAGGATGAGGCCCAGCACAATCGTAGTCACTGCAAAAGCTGCGGCCAAACTCCATGGAATCCAAGACCAATCTGGCTGATTCTGTGCTTGACGAAGTGCCGCATCTGCTTGCTCCCACTGTTGGGTGAGACGTGTACGTTCTGCTGTCAGCGTCGTGATCTGGCTTGTTGCGGCGTCCAACGACAGGTGAAGCTCGTCGCTAGCATGCGACAAAGCTGCGATCTGTGCAAGGTCTGCCGTGTGTGCGTCGGTCAGAAAACGCAAGTCCTCGTCAATCTGTAGCAGCGCTTGATACTCTCCGAGATTGAAGCACTGATACGTCTGACCAGACGACTGGCAACGGATACCAGCAGGAAGACGGAAACGTGTGATGGTGTCCTGTGCCATCGCCATGCCGGGTGCGCCAAAGAGCATCACCACGACTAGTAAAGCTGCAATGATCTTCTTCATCACTTCACCTTGCTGTCTACATCAGACCAAGACGAAATACCTGCGATGATTTGCGTGTTACGTTCGTGCTGATCCTGTAGTGCCTGGATCTGCTGCTGGATAGCCTCGGCCTGTTGCTGGGCGGCTGCTGCCGCCTCTGCATGCTGCCGCTGGGCCTGTGCGTCCTGTGCGAGCTGTTGGTTCGTCTGCGCCTGGCGTACGGCCTCCTGAGCGACGTCACGCTGTGCTTCGAGGCCAGCAATCTGAGAGCCTCGTGCGCTAGCTGTGATTGCCCAAATCGCGGCTGCTACTACGGTAGCAAGAACTACGAAGATACCAACGATCCACTTTCGCCATCCAGTGGGGTTGGACTTCTTGTAGTTGTCAATCCATTCGAGTAGTTGGTTCATGGGAACTCGTCATTTCTGGAACCACCAATCTGGTCGTCCTGTAGAGAGATAGCAGAAACCACGGCATGAAGCAAGGAGTCCAAACGCTTGTCAAAATGTGAAGGCAAGGACTTCAACATGAGCATAGTCTTGGTTACACGTGCTTGTGTTGGAGCAGTGAAACCATTCATTGCAGGTACACCATCGAGAGTGTCAAGTGAAGCAAATGAAATGTTATAGTAGGCCCCGTCTGTAAACGGCGTTGTTTCAAGGTACACATAGTCTGCAATCAGCACACCTTGTGCGGGCGGAATCACGCGTACAATAGCAACAGCATTCGCAGTTACAGGTGTATCGGTACGTACCACGGCTGCGTAGTTCGTAGCATCTGTATACGAAGCGTTTACAATGACCTGGGTGTTGAGCTGCAAGCGAATATAGGTCGGCGAGATAAAGCGTACAGTGTCAATCTGTACGTTACCAGAAACGGATGGTTGTCCGCCACCCCACGGTGTAGTGCCCCACGGACCTGTACCCCACGTCATCAACGCACCTCGTGTGTATCGTCTCGCTCTACTTCTACCTTCGTAGTTTCAGCTACGCGCGTTTCTACTACAACAGGTGCTTGTCCACGTCCGCGAAGAAGTGGATGACCAAAGAAGCCAGCGATTGCGGCGATTGCTGCAAGCAACGCACTCAAGCCTGGTCCCAAGATCGTTAGCCACGGAAGGCCAACGAGGATACTGAGAACCTCAGCCTTGACCATCAACAAGAAGAGAGTAGGTGCTCCAAACGCACACACAACGAACACAGACAAGAGAACTGCCTGTGGCCAGTGGATGTTGTCGAAGTATGCCTTGATGTCTTTGAATGTCATGTTCACCTCACTGCAACTTGTTCAATCCGCCGTAAGCACCTGCGCCAGCACCTGTGCCGTAGTCCCATGTAGTTGCACCGATAGAACCTACTGCTGGTACGATAGTACCTGCTGCGACTGCTGTTCCGACGTTGTTACCGATTACGTAGCCATAACGGTAGTTGGTAGTGTCGAAATCCAACTCCCCACCAGAAAGGGTCGAACCGTCACCAGTAACCAAGTTACCCGTGATTACGTGCTGGTCCCAAGTACCGCCAACCAAGTCATCCTTGTATACGATACCACGACCTTCGATAACTCCAACACTGTTCCAATCCACTAGGTTGTTCGAGCACACTGTAGATGCGATAGCACCGCGCACACGAATACCGATTCGGTTTGGGTTGTTGGCTAGAAGAGCACCAGTCTTCACACCAGAAAGCATGTTGTCACAGATAGACACACAACGTGCTACTGCCGTCTGGCAGAACACCGAGATACCGATGTGTGTGATGTCGTTCGCACTGTAAGTCGTCTCTTGGATAACGTTGCCGTGAACCTTCGTGTTCAACGAGCCGTTACCAAGCTCAAGAGACATTGCGACCGCGCTAGCCGTAGTGCTACGCCACACAATCACGTTCTCCGATACACTGCCATCGATTGCACCACCCACGCCATTGAGCGCGATGGTCTGCCCGCCACCCGTGCTAGAACGGCAGTGGTTGCGTTCGATGATGTATCCGTTCAAGCCAACCGAAGGTGCTGCCACCACGATGCAGTGGAAAGCATTTGATTGGGTAGCTGCGATAGCCTGGTCAACGATGTTGTCGGTGATTACCAAGCCCTTCGAGTTGGTGGTAGCATTCTGGAAGCGAATACCAGCACCAGACTGTAGGATCGTTCCGAACGAGCACTCAACACCAGACACGATGTTCTGTGTGATTCTTGCTGGACCGCAGTTCTGCACCTCGATACCGGATGCGATTCCTGTTGGTGCAGCGAAGACACCGAAAACATCGTTGTCCGAAATCGAAACGCTTGGCGCACGACTCGTGATGTTGTTCTGGTTCGCTACGAAGATGCCGTATGCCGCAGCCGTCGAACCTGTGTCGCCGATGGAATCAAGGCGGTTACCCTTGATCTTCACGTTTGCTACGTTCGTTCCACCAGGATTCATGTAGATACCACTTGCTACGGTTGGCGAAGCAATACCCTCGGCGAAGTTATCGCTGATGATGAACTGGTCCTGGTTGTTGCTGCTTCCTGGAACAAAGCGAACGAAGCTACCTTCATCATCGCCGGCGTTGATAGCGAAGCAAGTGTTACCAGATACGTCGTACTTTCCACCGAAGAACGAACTGAAAGCATTCGTAAGTTCGATAGCCACGCGGATACCGATACCAGAGCTAGCGCCCAAGTTCGTGAACATGTTGTCTCGGATGATCAGTCTGTTGATTCCTGGGTCATTCAAGAGACGGATACCATATACGTTGTCGTGTTCTGCACTTTCGGCAAACACGTTGCTCTTGATTTCCAAGTCACACGAGAGCATACCGCCGACTGGACCACCAACACGCACCATCTCTTGCATACGCGTGCAGTAGTTACGAGACCAAGATGCCTTCGTAAGCGAATGCTGGTCAAGCTGTGCACCGACGATGAACGAGCCCACGTTACAGTCAATCGTGTTGTCATCTACCACGATGTCAGAAGCAGCCTGTGTGCTCTTGAGCCACAACAGCATGTTCGTGAAACCAGCCGCGGTTGTACCGCCCGTGTAGTTGAAGTAGTTCTCAGTGATGTGCACGCGGTTAGTACCGGCTGCCGTGTTCCAGAAGCCGAACACGTATGCGTTGCCTGTTACGGCTGGCAAAGTGAATCGGTTGTTCTGAGCTACTACACCACTTACGGCTCCGGTCACACCAGCGCCCACAGCAGTTACGCTTGTGATGCTCATCTGGTTGTTAGTGATGACTAGACGAGTTACAGATCCGTCCGCAAGTGCGTATGGCGCCAAGCAGGCTCCGAAGCACTCGTCGATTACTACGTCATTCACACTGGATGCGATGAAGAATCCAGTAGTAGAAATCAAGCACTTGTTGAAGCGCGAGTTCGTCAACGTCGAGGTGATCGTTGAGCCGATGATGATAGACGCTCCCGACGAGCCTACGAACGTGGAGCTGGACGCGGATACGCCTGCATTCACGTTCACAAGACGAACCTGTCCAGTGAATGCACAGTAGTCAAACTGTACGTTTGTTGCAGCAGACACGTCGAGGATGTTCACGGCTGCACCACCAGCACGCTGGTAAGCGATGTTCGTGAAGCGTAGAGTTGCGGTCGTAGAGATTGCTGCGCCAGTCGTGTTCGTGCTTGAGAACACAGTCGTTGCGAAGTTCTCACCAATGAACGTCACCGACTTTGCGATAGCGACCGTCGTTGGAAAACTATACGTACCAGCCTTTACAAAGATGGTTCCACCACTTGCTGGAAGTGCAGCAACTGCGGCAGTCAACATCGCCGAAGCATCTGAGAATGCCGTGACGTTGAAATCACCGAAAGACGTAGCACCGTTACCAATCGAGACGCTGTTGGAACGTGCACCCTGTACACCACCCGCTTGGTCAAACCAACGAGGACGTGACGCGAATGCGATCGGAGGCGCTGCCGCTACCACATCGGGACGCATAGAACCGAACTTCAACTCACGAATCTGAGCAGAGAGTGCGTCAATCTGGTCCTTCAACGAGCGGATGTTGAGGTCATCGCGAGCACCGAATACTTCCTTCGACATGGTGAGTGCGCTACCGCGAGTCTCATTCGCCTGCCAAAGACGTTGTGCTGGGTCTGGGTGACCTGGCGTTGCCAACAAAGAATCCTGAGCTGGGTCACTTGGATCTGTGCGTTCGCGCACAAGCATCGCAGTGCCGGACGTTACACGAACGATTGCGCCAGCCTTGTGAGGAGAACCCAAGTTTCCACTCAAGCCAAGCAATCCGTTCGCACGGTCAATCGAAGAAACCGTACGCGCTTCTGGGGCCGTGCCACCAAAGTCAACAGTGACGTTGAATGGCAAGGTCGCTGGGAATACACGGTTGTCTACGACACGAATCGTACTTGCACCAACAGCCGAGTCTACTTCCATGACAGAAGCTGCCGTTACTAGTGCCAAGCCTGGGTTAGAACCACCCGAGACGATACGGTTAGAACCGTCCGTACGGAACACGCCTACCGGAACTCGAATAGAGTTTGGGTTGGACGTCTGTTCAAACGACGTCGTAGACACAGGGTTGACAATGCGCCAGTCCGGAGCTAGGCGCGTAGCAACATTCAAACCAAACTCAGAACCATCAGGTTCTGGTGCAGTGTTAGGGATGGTTGGATCCCAGAAGAAACGAGAGTCAGTGTCCGAGTCGTTTTGGATGAACTCGATTTCGACGTAGAAGTTGAGGCCAGTGCCAAGCAACGTGATGGAACGTGAATCGTTTGGTGTCTGCTCGTTGTTGGTGATCTGTCCAGAGCGGTCGGCTGCGTTACCGTTGTACACGGTAATCATACCTGGGTTAGCTGTCTGGTCCTCAATCTGTACACGGAAGCCGTCAAGAATACGAGAACGACGGTCTAGCCATTCACGCTCAAGCTCAAACTTCTGTGCCTCTTGCGTGTAGGTATTCGCACCCTGTACGTAGTCTACAAGATCAATGCGTTCACCAGAATGTACCTTGAGACTCTCGGGCATATTACCTCTTCGAAATAAACGTGACTTCTACGCCAGCAGCGCGCACCAAGTCAATGATATACTGCACTCGGTCCTGCACAGTCACAGGGAGTCTGAGTGGGAAGTCGAAGCCATCTCTTCGTGGGTATCCCGTACCAACCGATGGTGACAAAGCTTCCATTTCATAGTGCGTGTGTTCGATTTGCAAGTACGGGATGAAATCAAGAACAGCACCAACCCTAGTAGTATAGCTGATGTTTTCCTCTGGTCCAGGCGTAAACTCTACGCTTCGCTGGTTACTGTGGGAGAATACCGCACCATGTGAGAATGTCAACACATTTGTGCCCGTGTTGTTATTCGTAACGTGTAGTCTCTCTGCGAGCAATGGACCAGCACCAACATCCAACGTGATCACGTATGGATAGCCGCTGGTTGGGAAACGCGCTGTGCTTGCAAGAGTCGCAGTTGTATCCCCAGCCGACACTGCTGCCGCAAGCTGCCCACGTGCCTTCACAACGCCCGTTCCAAAGTTGAACGTGCCGTTAGCTGCCGTAGGTGACCAATCGGTTCCACCGAGGTTTAGAGTCGCCTGCGTGTACAACGGACGTACAGTGTCTGCACCACCAACCTGGATCTCGGGAGCATACAGACCGAACCTGTCTAGGTATCTTACGTTGCCCATGTGGTCATCGCCGCCAGCAGGACTGACGCGAATGAGGTCCGCCAAAAGAACTACACGAGAACCAATCGCGTGGCTGTTCACCGCAGGCACAGACAAGTTCAATGTAGTACCAGCAGACGTGCTTACCACTTCCAACACTTCGGCAGTTCCAGTGAATGGTTCAATCACCACACGATATGGACCACCATTTGGGAACTGGTTTGCTGGACCGGATGGACCCGCCAAGCTAGTCATGACCACAGCCATGTCACCTGGATTTACCAACGCAGTAGTAACCTCGTACGTGCGTGAACGCAACGAGAGCTGCTGCACTGCAAGGGTTTCTACGTTGCCAGAGTTCTCACCCATGAGCACATCGTAAGGAACCGTAGTTGGGAACGATGAAGCGTCGTCCACCTCAAACACAGTGGCGTTGATGAGTCGGTCCACCGCTAGGTTTGCTGGGCCAGACACAGTGATGGTTAGGCCGTTGCCTGGGGTAGTTTCCTTCTTATGTGTCTCTGCAAACAAGTCCCATACATATGGACCCGGCCACACGTCGTCTACGTTCCAGATATCACCAGAATCGTAGTTGCCGTAGTTCGCAACAGTGTCTGACACTGCGACCGGAGCAGTCAAACCCTTGGCAAGACGAATACGCTTTTCGTCGCGAACGATGTCCGTTACACGCACAGCCGCAGCAAGAGGAGGCACTGTGAACTCTGCATCACCAGTCACGGTGTACAACATCGTTGTACCAAGGATGTTGATGGTGCCAGTTGGGAAGAACTGCGAGGTATCCAACACAGGCAAGACAGTACCACCGATTGGCACGTCTGCGGTCAAGCGTGTGGTTGGGTTGTAGTATGCGTAACGTACTGCACCCGCCACCTCAGTTACACCAATGAAGCTGAGGCTTTGCGTAGACGTTACGGAAATATCTGTGTCTCCGATGTTTCGGATAGCATCAGCAGTTGGTGGAGGCGGTAGAAGCCCGGTACCAAACGTCTCACGAATGTACGAAGCCGAGCGCAAGTCATTACGCAAGAACTCGATAGGCAACAGGATTTCAACATGATGCGGGTCTGTCTGGAACACATCCCATGCCACACCCTTGACTTGTACTTGCGCGATTGCTGCCGTCATCGTTGGTGTAAGCAACGAGAACTCAACATTCTTTGGAAAGCGCATCAAGTCAGGCAGTTCTCTCTTGAGAAGCACAGAGTGGTCGGTCTCAGACGCGCGAATGTACTGGAAGTTGCCCAACACAGTGAATGTGTCGCCCGCTACCGGAGGTACTGCCAACGTATTGCCAAACGTGAACACCGTGGTCGTGTTGTCTTCAATATACGCAATGACGTTGGTGAGCGCCGTCGTCACATCACCATTGAAACGAATCCAGAATCCACCGTAGCGGTCCGCACTGATTGGTCCAGCTACCGAAACAGAAGTGGTTGTGCCCGCAGTAGCGGTGAACACAGTAGACAAGTCACCACTCTGAATCCAGCCGCCCTCGATGAGCATCTGGTCCACGTCTTGCATCGTCACGTAAAACGTATTGATCTGTGACGCCAAGCCATCCTGCTTGACCTGAATGCCAGCAACTGCCGTCGCACCAGTACCGCCCTTGGAGGAAGCTGGGATGGTCAACTTACGTGCGTCCAAACCTACAGCGGTGATTGGACCAGCCGTTTCGTACGCCGTTCCACGACCCAAGTTGAGGGTGTACTGTGTGCCAGGATTTGGGAAGCCATTTGCGTCGAATACGTTCACATGGGTTGCACCAATCGTGAAATCCGAAATGACGCCACTCTCCCACTCGGTACCAACCGCAGTGTGGTTCTGGGTGAGTGGGTCCTTGAAATACACTGTGTTTGTGTAGCGGTCGATGAAAATGTAGTCCGCGATCTCTTCCGTTGGAAGACCTTCGTCAATAACCATCGTACCAACCTGAGGGAACTGTGCCGTGCCTACAAGCTGTGCGTGAACTGCACCAGCGAGAACATCCGCAGAGAAGGCACCACACTGTGTCACCTTCGGTCCAAGGATGATCTCAAGAACCGCCTCGAACTTTGTCTTGATCTGCTTGTACTGTAGAGCAATCACACGAGCAATAGCACGCCACTGTGCATCCGAGAACCCGAACGGTGGACGCTGCAAACCAAGGTTCGCCGTTACCACGTTGAGGTACTTACCGTCAGCGTAGTCCAAGCTCATTTGATCGCGTACTTCCGCGATATCGCTCTGTGTAGAAATGATTGACATCAGATGACCTGGACGAGAGAGTTACCCGAAGCATCGAATGGGATTGGGAGTTCACTCTCAAGAACTACCACGTTCGATGTTGGGGTTACGATACGAATGTCAGCTACGCCGTTGATACGCAACGCCGCTTCGACAATCTTGGAAATGATTACATCCTGGCCGATACGCAACGACGAGATGTAAGACTCGATAGAAGACTGGACCAACGGTGCCAAGTCTGCTTCGGTAAACCCGTCTGCTGCCGTGAGGCTGGCGATGACTGTGATGCGCTTGATGATGGGCTGTTCCACAGAGAGGAAGATTCCGGCTGCCTTTACACCAGGGAAGTTGACTGGATCATTTACGTCACCTTCCATGACCTTCTGTACTTGAGCAATCAAGTTGGTGTAGTAAGTGTAGTGAGCTACTAGTTGAGTTCCTACAACTACTCCACCTACGTCAACCAACTGGAACTCACCAGTGCCACGGTTGATGATGTAGTCTACACCACGCGACAAAAGTGTCCAGGTCCCAGACGGCGACTTCACGAAAATACGTTCGCTGTTACGAACAACAGGGAAGTTCGTCATCTTGAAGTGACGCTGAGTAGCCTCAGCAGATGCGGAGATTACATCCACGAAATCGATGATAGAACCGTTCATGTGCGCGGTTGCAGTACCGGACACGAGCGCAAGTACCGTGCCAATCTTGGCATTGTACTGTACGAGTTCTGCTGGGTTAGTACCGTCTGTCTCAATCAAGACAAAGCCAGAGTTTGGCCAGTCAGAGATATCCACAGGGGTCAAGCTTGTGGCACCGGAAAGGACTGCTCCGATTGAGTCGGCCGGTAGAATCTTGGTTCGTGCGATTGCTCCGGTGCCGTCATCTACGTACAAGAACACTTCATCGTTCACAAAGTCTTCTACGATGTTCGAAGAGATAACACGATTCTGTGTGGTTGGGTCGGTGACTCCGATTGCAGAAGACTTGAGCGCAAGAGGCGTGCCACGAGACAAACTCTGCAACTGCTCAAGTGCGCGGCTGCGGTACTCCGAGTCTGTTTCACGATCAAGTCCACCGGAAGCTTTGCTGGTGTTGATGAAAGCTGCACCGATGAATGGAGGAGCCGATGGGAACTGATTGATTCTGCTTGCTCCGCAGTTGCCTGCCGTTCCAGAAGTCGTGCACTTGATGACTACTTCATTCGATTCGTAGTTACCAGAAAGGATGAAGGCCGGTTCGGTCGTCACATAGATGCGTGCTGCTTCTGTCACAGTTGGTGGTGCTTGAACTTGCGTGCCAATGTTGATGGAGCGCGACAACGAGGTTGGCGTGGTTGGCGACGTGAGAGAGCCACCCGTTACGAAGGCAATACGGTCACCGACGAACACATCGAAAAGCAACGGAGAAGACAGACCCAATGCCATGGTCGTAGTGTTGTTGGTAGCTACCTGAATGTTCTGCAAACGCGGAGTTCCCTCTCCGATGCGAATCGTGTAAGGGAATCCGGACGTTGGGAAGCGAGAGGTGTCAAAGCCAGTGATCGTACCGCCACCAGCCGCTACGTCTACTGCTGCCTTGGTACGAATGAGGTTGTTGTCGTAGAACTTGCCTACACCTGTCGCAGTCACTGCTGCACGACGAGTGATACCAAAGTCAGCAAGACGACGATCCAAGTCTTCGCCCGCAGCAATAGTGAATGAGAACAGGTCCAGGATCTGCACCATCTGGAAATACTGTTCGTCATCTTCCAATGCCGCAGCTTCTAGGATCGAACGGATAACCGAGCCTACGTTGTAGTCGCTGATGGACGTACGTGACTGCATGTACGCAATCATGTCGTTCAAGATCTGCTCAAATGTTCTCGGTGTAAAAGCCATGTCAGAACCTACGAAGGGCGAGGCTGGTGGACAAGATATCGCTTGAGTTTGCGAGTTCGATATCTACCTTAGCCGCTAGTTTATCTCCAACCGCAATGAAACGCAAATCCTTTACGTCCTGCACGCGGTTGTCACTCGTGAGTGTGTTGATGGTGTTGATGCGCAGCTCGTTAAAGGAACTTGGTGTTGCCTTTCTACCGATTGCGAACTTCGCACCGAACTTTGGGTGAGCTGCTAGTTCACCACGTTCCGTCATGAACTTGAGCTTGATTGCCTGCTCCACATTCGGAATACCCTGGATGCTAGCCAAGTCACCGATCTGATTGAGAGCAATGTCAGTCAACTCAGTACCAGAGACCATTGTGGACTTGAGCATTAGGTCACGACCATATGCCTGCGTTACCGGGTCATCACCATTCTGACCAAGAGTCTCATTCGAAGTTGGGTTCTGAGAACCAACCGTACCACCAGGTGATCCCTGTCGTGGGAAAAGGATTGTATCACCAGGCATTAGAACGCCTGGACCACCCGTAGCGGAAATGAACGGAGAACGAAGACGGTTCAATGTGACAAGGATGCGCCAACGACTTGGGTCACCCAAAAGACGCGTAGCAACATCACGAATGTTTTCTCCTGGACCTACAATCGCAGATCCGACGGTGGACGTAAGTCCTTCGTAGCCAATGTACGTTGGAGACGACGTAGGTGTACGACGTGCTGTAGTGCTGGTACCTGGCGTTTCGTAAGCTGCGGCATAGCGGCTGATGAGCAAGTTCGCATCTGTAGTTGTAGACTCAGACGCTGCTGGCTCAGAGAGGATACGTGCACACGTGATTTGTGTACGACGCATGTTGCGGATGATAGGGTCCTGCACTTCCAACGTGTTCGAAGAAACAAGCTGTGCAATAGCAGTGTCCAGGTTCTGCTGTAGAGACAACACCTGAGTTCTCAAACCACGAACCACACCGTAGGCGGATGTCTTCACAGCGTTCAAGCCGTTGATCACGTTGATGATGGGCGACAGAACCGTGTTGGAAATGAAGGAAATGTATCCCTGTAGACGATTGATTTGTGTCGAAATCGTCTGGAACACGTTGAGGATGTTCTGTCCGTACTCTTGCAAACGGGCCAACATGCGCTGCCTGTTTCGAGCATCTGCCAACGGGTCGTCCGGGATGGCGTACGTGAAATCAAATCGCGCAAGAGTCTTGAGAGAGATACTGTAGTCGTAGGTGAGTGGAGAGCCTGACGACTGCGAGAGTCTGAAATCCTCAGGCTCTACAATCCAGTAGTCGGCGTCCTTGATGTTGCGCCACAACATCACTACACGACCCGAAATCAAATCGTCAGACTTCACGTCTGAGTACAGACGGAAGATGTTTCTCAAGAAGATGATGTCGTCGAAACCCGTCTTCTCATCGGCTGGAATACCACGAGTGTTCGTGTTGAGTCCGCTACCGACCAACTGTGACAACTGCGCTTCTGTCACATTGAGAAGCGGGATTGTTGGTGAGGACGACTTGTTCGGACGCAAGCCGGTCGTACCCGCCACCTTGATGGCCTTGATGATAGAGCCATAACTCTCTACATACTTACCACCGTCCTGAGTCGCCTGAATAGTCGTTGCGAAAGGCTCAGTGATTTCGTGAGTCTTTGGCGGTACGCGGAAGAAGTATTCAGCGTTTTCAGTGCGAGAGGCTGGATCCAAACCTGGGTGAGCCAATGTGCTGTCCGCTTCCGTGTCATACAGAAGCAAAGAGTACAACGACTGCACCAGCTCCGTGAGCTGGGCACCCTGTACTGCTTGTGCTCTCTGTTCTGGTGTAACTCGTGTTACTGTGGTGCTTGTATCTACACCTAGAGAGTTACGACCAGTGAGTTGACGGTTAGGCATTATCCGACCCTTGTTGTAGGAGACACGGCTGCGGGGATTGCAGCAGCCAATGCGTTCGCTGCGGTGGTAAGTGCTGCGGCGTATGCAGCTTCAACGGTTGCAAGCGATTGAGCTGCGGCAACTGCGGCAGCGAATGCGGCTACAGCCGCCTGTAGGGCTGTTCCACCGACTGCACCACCAAGTGAACCAGTACCGATGTTAACACCGCCTGGTGTCGTGCTAATCGAGCCTGGGCCGCCAGAGACACCACCAGAGCTGATACTGAGTTGGGACCCAGACAAAGAGAGCACACCAGTTGAGCTAACGGTCAGATCCGCCATGCTGTTGATGGTAGCTTGGCCTGTGACCTGTACGTTCAACGTGGTTCGCGCTGTGATGGAAGTCTGCCCTGTTACAGTAACATCAAGGTTCTGAGTAACATCCGCGGAGAGACCACCGTCTGTAGACACCGACATGTCACCAGATACGTCCAGCGTCAAATCCTGTCCAACAGTAAGTGTAGTCTCTTCGTCGCTAGTTAGCAAGATCCTCTTCTTGCTGTTGAGCTTGATTTCGTCAGAGACGGTAAGGAATGCGCGTTCTTTCGTCAACTTGACGTAGGTATTATCCTTGGTACCATTTGACGTGTTGCTACCACCCGGGTTCGTCTGCGGCAACTGGTCATCTTGGACGTCTTCAACACCGATACCGTCTTCCTGTTCATTGAAGTCCAACTCAAAGCTTTGTGATGGCTTGACCCAGATTTTGTAAGATCCTCCGTTATCTGCGTCAGTAGATCGAGGAAACCTGCCTTCTTGTGGGGACAAGTCTGATCCGAACGACAAGTTAGAGTTCGCCCTCGTCGTAGACAGGTAAACGTGACCCTGCTTCGTGATTACCCATTCCACGCCATTGATGCGCTGGAAGAAGCGACCATCCTGCAAAAGTGTAGGACTCTGACCTGCGGCGTTTGGATTGCTGTGGCCGCTAGTAAGCGGATCCATTGGGTTATGTGGATGTGGCCACCAACGTACGATGTACGGCATGTCGATAGAACCACCAAGGAAACCCACGACACACCAGTCTCCATCCAAGTCATACGGATTGATATGGTTTAGCTGGTTGTTGTAGTTCTCTCCGGTCACCAAAGAGCTGCATCCACGTGGCAAGTTCTCCGCGTAGTTATCCAATCCTGTGTGACTGTCCGGCGTGATGATAACGTTTTGTACAGGGAAATGCGTACCACGACCGTCCTGAATGATCAAAACAGTGCACGTGTGCATGTACCCACGACGGTCTTCACGCTGATACGACGAACGGTTTCTCTCATCGTTTGCAGGCGTTACGTCCAAGACAACACCAAGCATAGTCCTCGTCAGGTTGAGCCCAACGTAGTCCTGCTGTCTTGCAGTCATGCTTTGCTGCACCGGCAAGCCCGTGCTGTCAATGATGCGGTCGTTCATGCTAGTCCTGTTGTTGGCGAGCCGAAGGAATCAAATGCCTCGGAAAGTGCAGAGCTGTCGATACCACCCTGTGGGTTGGTCTGTACTGCGGATGTTGTAGAACCTGCACCAGTCAGTGTTGGATCTCCAATCGAATCCACACCTTGTGCCAAGTCTAGAGAAGACTGCGAAACGGACGCTAGAATCTGTTCGTTGTACTTGTCCTTCAAAGTACCGTTCTGATCTGCTGTATCCACCGTGTTGAACACTTCACTTGTACGTTGAGCCAAGGTCAACGCTGCGCCACTCTGACGTTCTAGCTTCGTAGCTCTACGCACAGAGATAGGGTCTGGAACGATGAAGTACGTAGCCAAACGTGAACCAGTCTGACGCTGTGTTCCGGTAGGATCGAAGCCGTTGATGAACGGCAACACGTACGACGGATACGGGTTGCTTGGCTGTCCACGAGTAACATGCAACGTCGTAGTCATCGGCTTGAGAATCTGCCAGTTGTGAGAAACACCTTCTACATAGAACGAGAGGTTGCGATCTACCAAATCTAGACGATACCCAACACGAATCTCTGGCGCTCCGCGCATGTCGATCGTACCTGAAATGTACTCAAGGTTGTGTTGGTACCAGTGGTCATTGAGCAAGGCCCAACGAGCAATCTGACGACGAGTAGATGGTGTATCTACGTGGCCGACGACAACTTGCGTTGTCTCAGCGTCCACAGCAGTGTCAGCCTGGACAGGCGTGGATACTGGCGGTGTTTCTGCGGTAGGCACAAGTTCGTCTGCATCACCGTCATACGCACCATCTGTTCCCAAACTGGTAGCAGGATCGGTAGACGTAGCTACTGTGTCCGGGTCTGCGGTGTCACGTGACGTGTGAGTTGTGAGACCCCAACCGGCAAGCACGTCTACCGGATTCTGGCTCACAGAACGGCTTGAGTCTGGAAGTCCTGGCTGTGATGCGGACACTTGTGTTGTACCACCCGCCGGCGTAGAAGCGGGCGCCCAACCACCGTTGGAAGCAAGCTGTGTGTTCGTCGTCAACACGTCTGGTGTAAGACGCTGGTTCATCGAAGGATAGACGCGAGGATTGCTAGGCTGCTTCTTCAACGTCTCGAAGTGCAAGTGAGGCGCCATGCTACGGTCCACGAAACCAGTGCAACCAACTTCACCAATCTTGTCTCCAGCATGCACACGCTGACGGACGTAGGTTCCATCCGAGCGCAACTCTCGCGCCATACGCGTACGTGCGTTCTCACTAGTACCCTGTACGAAGCGAGGTTCGATTGCACGCAAGTGAGCGTACAACGTGAACATAGCACCGTCTTGAATCGTACCCTCATCGGAGGCTGGACTATCTCCATCATGGTAGATGATGACAGTTCCACCGTAACCGTTGAATCCAGGCGTTGGTGCTCCACGACCACTTGCCAAATCAACGTTACGAGCTGGCGAAGCACATACTACCCAACCATCACGCACAGCGTACACAGGCGTGCCAACAGGTGCTGCGAAGTCCGCGCCATTGTGGAATCGCCAAATGTTGTTTCCGCGAGGCACAATGTCCTGCTGATTGAATGGACGGAACGGCGTCAATACCGTGGGGTTTGCACGATCAAGAGCGTAAGGACGATTACGGTAACCGTAGTTACTGGAAATGAATCCTTGCGTGTAGTGACCATCTGGACCCACCACCTCATCGATTGGCAAACGTGTGGTGCCGGATACAGCTGGTGGAGCTGGTGCTTCGTCCTGAGTCGTGTCCGCAGGTTGTGGCTGCGGTTGTGTACGGTTCACGGTTTCTAGTGTGAATCGACCAAAGCGCGTCTGTAAAGAACGCACGCGCAAACCGTGACGCACGATGTGAATAGGTGTGATGATCGGAAGCAAGTCCTGCATGAAGAAGCGTGCATCCTCACCAAGAACTGCGTCTGAGTAGAACTCGAACAAGTTGTAGTGGTCTGCATCACTGCGTGTGAACTTGCTGGATGAGATCTCATTGTCATGAACTACAGCAACATCCAAGTGCTTTGGACCTACCTTCGTAGGCATTGCTCCGGACAAGTCTTCTACGTTCATGTTCGGAACGTAGACCACATGACGCCCTGGAATGTTTGGCTGGTCGCTGTAGATAGCACCGAAGTAAATGAGTCCGAGAGTTTCTTGAGCAGCTTCGGTGGCCCCTGAGGTGGCACGAACAGTCAACGAAATATCAGACGCGTCCAAGCGGTCGATGCTTGAGAATGGGTACTCACGCATGATGATCGCTGGTGCATACTGGATACCGTTGTTTGTATCGTCATCTGCGATGTTGCCTTCGATTTCATCGTGGTCACGACTGAAATCTGTGCCTGCTGTCAAACCACCATCACGAGAGATTGGACGCAAGTCAAAGAACAACTCGTTCACAACTTCATTAGACATGAAGTTCAAGAAGCTCATGACGTTACCCTGACGCTCCCAAACCGGAGCACCCGCAGTGTACCCGTCAATGGCGGTACGTTCCACGAAAGTGAATACGTCGAGAACATCCAACAAAGATGGTGGGTAGCCAGTCAACGTCGTGTTGAGGATGTTGTATGCTTCCACGCCACGTTCACGACCACCAACTGTGCTCTCCTCACCAATACCCGATCCTGTCGAACCAAGGATACCAGTTGCGGCTTCACGCAGTCTGTCACGCTCTGACTGCTGCACAGCATCTGCTGAGGTGTCATCTGGCGACGTTAGAGTCGTCACATCCGTAGACAATCCACGATCTTGGCGTAGCTGCTCAAGGAAGTTGGCATACCCGTTCGCCTGTAGAATCTGCTGACGGGCATCTGAGCTGAGACGATTGAGGATGAAGTCTGCACGTTGCTGCCTGATACGGTCAGCAAGGCGTGGGTTGTAGCTGGTAGGCAACAAGAACTGTGTGCCAAAGCCCATCAACAGTAGCATGATGTTGATGACCAAATCAGCAGGGTTGCCGTTCATTGCAACACCACGCGTCATCAATCCCAAACCACCGATGTTTGGAGTGCCAATGAACCCACCGTTGAAATCCGCACGAGACGCCACGTGTGGGTTGAAGTAAATCTGTGTCTTCTCTACGGCCTTCTGGAAATCCGAGCAGGTAAGTGAGTAGACTGTCAGCGGCACGCCATTAGCATCCACGCTGTAAGACTCTTCAATACTGTCCACGAAGCCATAGAACAAGCGTGTCCAGCCTTGCCCATCACCGCGATTGACGTAGAAGTTGATGTGGTCGTTCGGGTAGATCAGATTCAACCAGTTACGTTCGGCAGTCAATCCAAGCTGTAGTGAACCTACAGACTTGAGCATCTTGTTCGTGCCGAAGCGTACAATCGAGTTGGAGATATCGATTGGGTTGTTTGAGTTGTGAGAATGTACCACGACCTTGACAGTCGTACGATAGCGACGAATGCCGTCAGGCCCAACTTCACGACTCAAAACTGTGACAGCACTCAAGGAGAACCTCCGGTTGCATCCACACGACCACGAGCACCGGGTGGGATTGCAATACCCAAACCTGTCATTGCGGCAATCAACTCACGACGAGTGTGAATGTCCTCAGGGTTGATTTCAGAACCACGACCCATCTGGTCTGCCAAGCGGTCAAGAAGCGCGACGGCACGTGCCAAGTCTTGCTGAGACTGTGCCACAGCGCGGTCAGCATCGGACATAGCACTGACACCTGGGATGGTGTTGACAAGAGCAGTTGCGATTTCATTCGCGATTGCGCTTGGACTATCAGCAGACTGCTGCTGTAGTTGTGATGCTTGTACGAGACCTACGATAGCCTCGCTGAGTTCATCATTCGTATACGAGCCACCTCTAGAAGCACGACTGTAGACGGTAGAACCTGCACCTTCAAGAGACCATGCTTCCTTACGCATGTCCATCGACTCACGCATTGACGTAGCCCCAGCAGTCGTGAACCCAGCAGGATCTTCCAAGAAGTGAACCAAGTTCTCAATAGCCGGTTCCAGCATCTTCATGGTCGAATCCACACCTTCAAGTGTCTTCTGCACCAAAGGCATGGTCGTCATGAGGTAGCGGTGCATCATGTCTTGCATGTCTTCCACTGCGGCTGCGTACGACTCACCACGTGTGATGTCCTTCACTTGAACATCCGCTGCGCGCTTGGATGCGCCCAAGAAACCCTTCATGTTGTCGTCGATGCTCTTGAGTACGTCAAGTTCGGTTGCAGTGCTGGACTGTAGTAGCTGGTCTACCTTCTCTTGATCACCCTTATCAAAGGCATCACGAATCTTCTCCAAGTAGTCCAGAGAGATTCCGGTCACCTTATCCAAGTACAGATTGGCTTCCTGCTTCGAACCGTTGATGCGGTCTGCGTTGTCAATCATCTGCTTGATGAGACTTGCACCACCCGTGCCCGAAAGACCTAGCTCTTGCTGCTTAGTAGCTTCATAGTAGCTCGCACCGCCACCAGCCTTACCAAATCCTAGTGTGTTCAAGATGAACGCACGGCCTTCCTCACCGCCACCAGGTCCCTTGATAGCTGCGTCGAACTTGTTAGCGATGGCTGCACCGCGAGCACCCTGCAAACCTGCAATGCCACTCTGACCAAACAAGGACAAGATTTGTGCCATTGGCAAGCCGTTGACTGCTCCACCAGAAACACCACCCGCACCCTGCACGAAGGACTTAACACCCTCAAGGTATTCAGGCAATGTGGAAGCATCTACGCCACCCTTCACAGCAGCTTGCAAGATCTTCTGGAAGTCCTTGAAGCCCTTCTCTCCGAAGCCACCGCCACCACGACGCAACTCACCGAACATGCCAGACACTTCGCCAGTGTCTAGTCCTAGGACACGCGCTGCGGTCATGCCACGTTCTGCGTCTCCACCGTTTCCGGTTGATCGGCTAAACTGTCGTACAGCCTGTAGTGTCTCTTCTGGTGAGTAACCAAGCTGTGTCATCTTGTTACGTGCAAGGTCGTTCACACCAGGTTGAGTCAAGCCCGCACCAAATGGTGCTCCCTTGTTCAATCCCGAGAGACCACCCATGGCACGCATGTACGTGAAGTACGCCTGGTAGTCGCTTGAGACGGCCGCGAATGGCATCGTAGCGAGGGCAGCCAAGCCACCACCCGCCATACCGATGCCTGCCCTCAGACCGCCTCCTAGAGCCGAGCCGGCACGTGCACGCCAGTTTGGCTGATTGCGACCGCCATTGGAAAAGCCCATGGCACGATTGAAACCACCGCCGAAAGTATAGCGACCCTTTGGGTCACCACCACGTCCACCGCCTCGCCCACCAGCAGCAAGCCGATTCTGTTCGCTCATGAGCTTGTTCTGACGTTCCAAGAGCTTGTTCTTGCGTTCAATCTCTCGGTTCTGCTTCTTTAGCTCATCCGTAACCTTCTTGGTGTTAGCAGGGCCGCCCACCTGATTCTGCTGCTTCTGGACCTTGAGGGCGTTTGTCATCGCCTTCTTGTTGTCCGCAGTGAGCTTGTGCGCATCACGGGCATACTTCTTCATGCCCGCTTCTGCGTCTTTACCCTGCCACTTACCAATGATATTTACGACGTGGTTAGTTTCTGACATGATCAATCGTCATCCAAATCGACACCAAACGTAGGCTTGTCGAACAGCTCTTCTAGCTGTCTTTGCTTCTCTGCTGAGAGGCCCTTGAAGCCTAGTGTCTTTGCGTCTTCGAGGTTACTGGTCTGTAGGATACGTGCCATCTTAGTGTTCGCATCCTTAATAGTCATCCCCTGATATGGATCGCGGTCCTTCGCTCGCTGTCGCATCTTAGCCAAGCCTGCAAGAGACTCTTCTGTGAATGCTTCATTCAAGTCTGGGATTTCGCCACGAGCAATCTGCTCTTCCCACTTGTCGACCATTTCGTCACCAGTTTCAGAGAACTGGATTTCGCCAGCTTCGTTACGGTGAGCTTCGATTGGACGCTTCTCATATGCATCCACATAGAACTCGGTAACTAGATCAAACAGCGTTTGATCTAGGAAGAGTTCATGGTTCGAGGGAAGCTTGTACTTTTTCGACCACCACCGGGACAATGCTTCCAGCATGGTTGGTTTGCGGAACTGGCGACGTGCTTCCTCCTTCGCCATTGATTCCAGCGAGCGCTCTGTCAGATTGCCTACTGAGAAACGTTTGCTCGAACTGCATCACCTCCTGGAACACGGTCACGATCAGACCTGTGTCCGTAACTACGTCGAGGTTCCACCATGCTGGTGCTTCCTTGATCGATAGTTCTAGGTGAGCAATCATCGCGTTGTTCTCATCGGTGTCCTTGTCGATGCCACGACCCGGGTGAGCTGCATCGTAATGCATGCCTCCGTTGAGCTGTGCCTTGCGGACACCCATTGCTGCGATGTCACGAATCGAGAGCTTCTTGATCGTGAACTTGCCAAGGTATCGCGTCTCGTCCTGATCAGACTGATAGTCGATACTAAACACGTGAATATTCTTCTGCTTTGCTTTTGTCGTCATCCCGAACACTCCTTAAACATATGTACCACTCCTGGCACAAACTGTCAAGAAAGTACGGATGGGTGGATGTCACCCAACTGTCACTTGACAGGAACCAGGACACACGCCAGGATCCTCCTGACGCTGATATCATGAGTGATCACAAGAAAAGAGAAGGGATCCAGTAGAACCAGATCCCTTCTCCAATCATTCCTGGATCAAGCAGGATTCTCGAACTCGTCGAGAACTCTGATGGACACGAAGGTCACGTTCTCTTGAACGATACCACGAGCCGTCACATCCCACGAGTGACCTGCACAACGTACGCCCTGGAATAGCGCGACTGTTTGACGAGTCACGATATCCTGGATTGCCGCTTCTAGGTCACCAGAAGTGATGATCTCTTCCTGACGTGGAAGAATGCCGAGCTTCTTGAGCGAGTCACCAACGACACGGAAAACCTGTGCGTTGAGAGACGTGCGGTAAGCTACTGGCACGAACTCACGAACCTCAAGGAGCGCGAGTACGTCCACAGGCTCGTAGTCAATCATCTCTTCACCAGATACGCCTCCTGCGAAAGCGACTGGCACAGAGTTGATGAGGAACACTGCGCGTGCTCCTGAAAATGTCTTTGATGCAGCCATAGGTTACTCCTTAGAGGAAAAGGTGGTGGGAGGGTAATCCGGAGGGGACGACGAAGACCACCCTCCCACCATAGCCCAAGTATATCAGGTAGGTAGCACGAACGCTACAACCGCAGCCTCTGCCTGAGCGATAGCCAAAGCAAGGAGCTTGTTGTTAGCAGGCTGACCGCCTGGGTGAACCCGGTCAAACACACCATCGCGAGCGCTGATGGTAATCGTCTGGCTGGAACCTGGTGCAGACAAACCGCCAGTAATAACCAACGAGGATTCGTCGTTACCACGGATGATTGCTGATACACCGTTGATGGTGAGCTTCATGTCCTTGAACTGGTCGATACGAAGATCCGTACGGGTCGTCTTGATGCGAGTTGCCGTCGAGCCAGAACCAGTGGTCAAGGTTGCCATGGTTGGAACAGTGATGTCCGAACCAAAGCTTCCGCCCGAAAGTGTTGCTCCACCCCATGCTACGTGCGTGCTGGAAGCGGTTGTCGTGATAGCATTTCCAGCCGTACCGGACACCTTTGCGATGACCGACACGTTTGCGCTGGCAGCCACGGCACGAACGTCTGCGTTGAGAGTCGTAGCCGCTGCGTACGTGGTACCCGAACCTGCACCCAAGTTGATTGCAGCGATGAGGTTGTCACGAGAAGCTGCTGCGTCTGCGCCACGGAGAACGTGACCATCGACGTTCGTCAACGACGTCTGGAAGGTGTAAACCTTTCCGTTGATCGTCACGGTGTCAGCATCTGCTGGCTGAGTGGTGATGGTGAGCAAACCAGTTGCTGATGCCAAACCATACTGCTGGCAGATCTTGATGAGAGCGTTCTGTACGATACGCCAGTCACCAAGTAGGTTACCTGGAGGCGCGTCTGCCAAACCCTTGCCCTGACGAAGAGCTACGATGTCGGAGCTGCACAACGTTGCTACGATTTCATACGTATCGCCGTTGACAACTGCGGCAGGAAGCGTCTGCACAGTCAAGGTGGAGTCGGTGTTCGCGAGAATCACTGCTGATACTCCGCGAAGAGCAGCCGTGGTCGTGTTCGACTTGAACTTGACCATGTTGCCTACCTGCTGATTTGGTACGTAGGTACCGGCACCATCTACTACCAAGGTAGCAGACGAACCAGTCAAAGCCGTGAGCGTGCCAGGCTGGCTGAGCGCGTTCTGGAAGAGTTCAAGAACAGTGCTCATGTCCTGTGCGCGTAGGAAGTTGAGAGGCAACGTCTGGATGGTTGCTTCTCCGCTACCCTGTGCACCACCCGAGAGGGCAGTTGGACCGCTTGCTACGCCGATCGAACCTGCGCCTGCGCCATCTGGAACGAAGGCACGGACGAGCTTCGAAGCTGCCGAAGAAGCGTTCACCGCTGCGGCAATCAACGTTGCAGTGTTGTTGCCAGCGTTTGGGGTACCCGAGGTCTGGTCAAGCGCAATCGTGATTGCGTTACCAGATACGGAGACCGTGAGGCCAGCCGTCACCGAAGGAATCGTCACCTGTACGGTGATGTTGTTTCCTGGTGCGCCAGGGTCTTGCGCCTGGATGATGATCGATGACGTACCCGAGCCCAACGAGAGCTGAGCAGTACGGTAGTCAATACCAGTACGTAGAAGATCACGGATCTTCTTGATGTACATTGCGTTTACTGTAGGAAGTGCAGGCATGATTACTTACTCCTTAGATTCAAGCGGACTGAGACGCCAACGAGAGGAAGAGGTCAATCAACTCGAAGTTGATTCCGGGTACAGGGAAGATACCAACGTTGATCTGGACAACATCGCCTTCCGAGAATACCTTCAAGTTGTGGTATGCGCGGATAGTTGCGCCCGTTGCCGGGTCTGTCGAGTCAACGATGATGTTAGCAGTACGGTACGTCTCCAAGAGGGACGACACGGCATCCTTGATGGATGCGATGGTTGCAGGCGTTGCCTTGCGACCCGTGAAGCGGTTCTGTACCAATGTACGGAGACCATACACAACGAAGCGTACTACGTCGCGGATGGAACCTTCGGTGTAGGCGAGGTTATCGTCCTTCACCCAAGTCGTGAGGTCACGTACCCAACGTGTACCCTGACCGACAACAGTCTCTGCGAACATTGCTCCGTTCTGGATCAAGTCGCCGGAATCCGTCACATCGGATGGGTTCCACGATGCGTCCTGCGTGATAGCCGACACACGTAGGTACTTGTTCGTCAAAGGCTCGCCGATTTCTGGCACGCCTAGACGCATGGATGCGCCCATTACTGCAAACTCACGAGGACCCTTCTGTACTAGGTCACCCGTAGAACCAACAATAGTTGGGGATTGTGATACGCAGGCTACGTCTGCGTCGTTGATACTGTTACATGCGGTGATGTAAGCAGCCTTGTTTCCGCGGAAACCAATCCAACCGCCACGCTCAAGTCCAGCGGCACCGCGAGCTGCGGTTACGTGGTCTACAAGCTGTGCAGAAACTGCTGCCCAAGTTGCAGTAGACGAGTTACCCTCGTTTACCAAGTCCTGGTCAATGAGTGGAATGACTTCATCGCATACCTGTAGAAGCATCTTGTCGAAGCCAGCCTGGAAGCTGCTGTTCGAGGAAATGCCGCGGGTACCACCAGAGAGTAGAAATGCCCATGGAAGTGGGTCACCCGTCGTGTCTGGATAGTCTACTGTGTTGCCATCACCACCGTCAGCAGGGTCGGACGAAGAACGTGCAGCCGTAAGATACACAGCCGACGAGTTGATCCACGCTACTACTTCCTTGATGTCCTGACGGAATCCGGTCGTAGCAACCGTACCAGAGAAAGAAGTCTGGATTGGTGTTGCGGTGCTGGTACCGAAGTCAAACTGTGACGCAAGTTCTACATCACCGTTGATGGCTGATGGAACCGTTGCCAAGTAGTTTGGGTTCGCGTTCACAGCGTTCTTCAACTGGTTCACGGTCATCGTAGGCGAGATCGCGATGTTGAGGTTGTCACCAGTCACACCAGTGATGGTAGAGGTAAGTGCAGTTGCCTTACCACTTGCACCCGTGATGGTCGCAGTTGCAGCCGTTACACCGTAAATCTCTACGATGTCACCAACTACTGGCACTGCGGAAAGTGCAGTTGCCAAAGTGATCGTGCTGACCGTGTTCGTGGTGATCTTGCTGATTGCCTTGAGGTTGCCAGAAGCATCCTTCAATACGAACGTCATGTTCGCGTTCGCAAGGCTTACTAGCGACGAGGTTGTCACATTGATCAAGCTAGTCGTAGAACCTGCGGTTACCAATGTGCTGTCGTTGAGTGGGCCGCCACGGTAAACGATGTGCAAGTAGTTGCGAAGCTGACCACCCAAAGTTGGGCTGATCTGCTGCTGACCCTCGAAGTTGATGGTCATCTGGTACGACTGGTCCGTTGGGTTGTAGTCCAAGTTCGCATCAATCGTAGACGTGTGCGCACCGTAGTCACGGGACGTGAGGTCAATCAAGTTCGAGTGAACTACTACAGTGTCTGCGGCTGCTGGGGCCTGTGGTAGAGCTGGCGCGAAAGTGATTTGCGACGTGGTGTTTGCTGTCACACGACGGAGGAAGGTTGGCGATCCTGGAAGAGCGGCGATACCAATCTTCACCCAACGACCAATCAAGGCGCTAGCTACCAATGTAGCCGCTACCGTGACAGTTGTGGTTGTACCTGCGGATGCGGTCGTCGTCACAATGTCCGCTGCGGTGGATGGAAGGCTTACGCTCGATTGAGTCGATGCGTTCGTCTTGTACACGAGTACCTGTGCGGCACCACCTGGAATGAGTGGGTCGCCAGAGGACTGGAATGCAAGCTTGATCGCGTCAACCAATGGACCACTGCGGAAGATATCCGTAGCGCGTGATGGGTCACGAAGCGAAATGAGCCCGGCAGAGCCCGGTGCACCACCGTCAGCTTCACCAATGAGACCGAGCACACCACCAGCGGTTACACCGATCTGGTTGAGCGCCTCAGCGTTCACCCTGGAAATAGCACCAGGACGAAAACGTGTGATACCGTTAAATGTTACTGAGCGTGCCATGTGTGACTCCTATCAGTATGCCTTCATCATTTCGTCCCACTTTTCGAGCGGATACTTATTGCCAACGAGTGCCCCAAGGAAAGCGCGCATTCCACCAAGGTGGCGCGGCTGCTTGTTCTTGAGCTGTGCCCACTGTTCAAAGGAGTACACCTTCGTTCTTGGGGCTCTTACGAAAATCTTGGTAGTAGCTACTGGAACTTCTACCTCGACAGAAACTTCATCTTTGTTCTTAGCCATGTCTTCCCTCACAAAGCGATACGAGACACAATGATTGTCTCACCAGGGACGGGTGTTCCCACGCCCTGTGGGTTCACAGAGGTGAGCGTGATCTGGATTGCCTTTGCCACATCCTGCTCAACAATGAAGCTGAAAGGATAGTGGAACTGTACGGTCATGGACCTTGTGAAGACCTCGCTCGGTAGCAACTCGGACCTTGGGGCCAAGTCGGAACCGCTGATCTTCAAAGCCATGATACCCTGCGCTTCGAGGAACTTACGTTGCGCAAACAGTATCGCTTTCAGCACTGTGTAGAGGTATATTACCTCTTCTTGGTTACCAGCGATGACATCTAGCTGATACTGTGAATCGTAGTTCGCTCCGACGCGTAGTTGACTCATGCTGTCAGTGTACGCGCGTACTGGATTTCCGTATGAAGCCTCAGGGGCATCCTCATAGCGGAGGTCCACTACACTTGATGAGTCTAAGTCTAGCTCAAATGTACCTACGATGTCAAGCTGTTCCGACGAGATTGAACTGATTCTGTACTTTTTACCAGCCCCAGCTCCGGCCACTACATACAAGAACATAGAAGGCCAGTTTGACACGCCAGCGAAGATCTCGCTCATCACGTCATTCGATTCCTCGGTAAAGGTGATTGCCTGCTTCTGTGGAAGCATTGACGCAACGTGAAGCTGCCCGACTACCAAATCAGGAAGTCCCTGTGCGGTAGATACCGATGCAGCGTTTCCACCAAGCGTGTCCATATCCATGTCTGCATCCGGCATGTCGAAATGCGGAGGAGCACCCATGATATCGCCAAGGAACTCCTCAGCTTCGGTCTCACTCTTGAGCATGAGCACAATAGCTGGTGCCTTGATTTCTGTGCGTGGATAGTTGATCGAGAAGTCAATCACAGTCTCAGTGATAAACGACTTGATGGCTTCCTGCTGTGCAAGAGGAAGGTTCTTGAAGATCATGTTGAGGATCCTGGGTTCCTGACGGATGCCCTTGATGCCTTCGATGATCGCACGTTGTAGGATGATTTCTGGTAGGGTACTCATGAGGTCTGCATGTCCTTGAACAACTTTTCCACATTCTTCGGAATGATGGTTCGGTCGAGTTCATTGCTCACTTCATCAGAGAGCTTCTTTCCTTTGAAGCCTGGGTGCATCCAAGAATCTGGCTTGGAGTTCACGCTCACTGTTGCGAACGCGGTGGGCTTTGTCATGTTGATGTAGCGACGTGGATTCAACGGAATCACTCGATACTTGTTGCCCTTCAACAATCCAGGCTTCATGTCGTAGGCTGATCCGCCCTGGTCTACTACGTAAGGCAAGAATCCTTCAAGCTTGAGATAGAACGACGCATCGTCTACGAGCTGCAAGTCGATGGCCTTGACGTAAACGTTTCGGCTTGACTTGAGTTTTTGCCCTGCCAGGGTCTTCCAAAAGGTCTTTCCTTCCATGGCGATGCGACGCATCATGCCAGGAATCTTCTTCTTTAGACGCCTGTCCATATCGAGTAGCGCCTCCGGAAACTCGATATTGAGGACTACTTGATTTGCACGAGGATCAGCAAAGACAGTCAAATCTTCGTCCTCCCTGTGAGTGCGATCTGCTCCTTCTGTCTCATTGCCGGAGTTGCGACAGAGGTTGCCTGCGTGTATGCAACGTGCTTCTTGCGAAGAACTACACGCTGCTGTAGATTGCGTCCGCGGTCCACACGCTGTAGCGGTGACGCGTAAACAATCCACTCTGGATAGTAGTGGTACTTGAGTACATAGAACACGCCGTCTGCTGGCTTGTTACCAATCCACTTCACCTTGTTGTCATTGATCTGAAAGTCGGAGTCAACATCGTAGACCACGTTGTGCTCGTCTTCACACCAAACAGCACAACCGCTGCCTGCATACCAGAGACGGTCCTCGGAGGGATCCAAGTCGGTAGGAATAGTGCGAGCGTTGCTTAGGTGTGCTGCGTTGCGGCAAATCGTTTGGCCTTCGGTCAAAACGTCTGTGATGCACAACGTCACCTTGTCCATGTCCTGCATCTCTTGCTCATACAGAGACGGCGAGAATACAGCGTCACCAGGCAACGCCAAACCCAAATCAATGAGCTGTCGGTTGCCTGCGTTGACGGCTGTAAGCAAGCCAAGAACCTTTGTTGCATTTCGATACATGAACCCGAAGCCGTGACACGTAGGACAGTTTGGCCTGCGGATGCGGATGGCTTCGTTCGGGTTCTTCTCGTTGAATGAGGCAACCGTGTCTTCACGACGACATGCAGGGCAGGCTACGCCCGTCTCCCAGATCACGTAATCACCGCGATCTTGGATGAGAGCTTCAAGTAGGCCGAAATCCCAATCGGCACCTAGTCCTGGCATGATTGTCATACTACCAACAACGTTGCTCCTCTGTACTTGCCCTTGTACTTGACAAGCTGTTCATCAATCCAGTCCTTGAACATTTGGATTGCACCCGTGTATGGACCGTACTTCAACTGTGTCGTGTAAGACACAGACTGAGAAACGCCGTCACGGCCAAGAGACGTGGAGCCGACACCCGGTCGAAGAGAAGCACCCAACATAGTCAAGGCATCCATGGCTGCCTTCTTTGCAATGAGTTCCTGCAAGTCGCAAGGACACTCACGCAAGCCGACAAT